TAGAAAATCAAATTGTTTTTGCATCTGAGGAAGATCGTAAAAAGTTTATTGCTGAAAATGAAAAGGCAATAACTGATATTAAATTACTTGAAGGTCAGGCTCGTGTTGCAAATGCACAATTTGCAGCGGATCAGCTTTCCGCCATTGCTCAAATAGTAGGTCAAGATACGGCAGCGGGTAAGGCTTTGAGTATTGCAGCCGCAACAATATCAACTTATCTATCAGCTCAAAAAGCTTATGAGTCGCAATTCAAACCTGTTGCAATTGTAGATAGTCCTGTGAGAGGTGCTATTGCGGCGGGTGTTGCAGTTGCCACAGGTATCGCTAACATACGCAAAATTATGGCAGTACCTGTCCCGGCGCGTGGTGGCGGTGGTGCAGGTGGTGGCGCAGGTATATCAACGGCTGCACCTGTAGCTCCTCAATTAGCTCCACAGGTTATGGCAACTCAAGTGAACACCGCAGCGGTCAATCAAATGGGCAATCGTGCTGCAAGGGCTTATGTACTCAATAGCGATATTCAGAATGAACAACAAAGAAATGCGTATATAGATAGGAACGCATCAATAGGAAACCCTTAATTTTAGGATATGGATAAGAATTTACCAGTTTATAAATTAACGATAAACGAAGATATAGAGAGTCAGGTGGAGGTCGATGCGGTGGCACTCGTTGACGTGCCTGCCATAGGTGAAGGCTTTTTTGCTTTCAGCGAGCAGGAGTTTCAATCTTATGATGACTACCCGAAAGCGGCAAGCGAAAATGCGAAGGCAGCTTTGAGATGGGCTGAGGAAAATGGATGGGGAAGCTGCGGCACTCCTGTGGGCAAACAAAGAGCTAACCAACTGGCAAAAGGCGAGCCGATCAGTAGGGATACGATTGCTCGCATGGCTGCATTTGAAAGACATAGGCAGAATAGCGATAAACCTTTGGGAGATGGATGCGGGCGTTTGATGTGGCTTGCGTGGGGCGGTGACGAAGGTATCGAGTGGGCGCAAAGAAAACTTGAGCAAATAGATCGTGAAAAGAAATTCAATTTTGCCGTAGTGAATGAAGAGGAGCGGGTTGTTGTCGGACCAGCCATGATCCCGGACAAGCCGATCTACAGAATCGATCCGGACGGCAAAGAATATTACGTTTATTTCCCGAAAGAATCCATCAAGACCATTGCAGAAAAGTTTTATCGCAAGGGCTTCCAGAACAATGGCAATGAGATGCATGACGGCGCAAAGCCTGTGGATATGGTGTTTTATATGTCATGGATTGCAGACGATAGCAAAGGCATTCCTAAGATGAAGCAGTTTGAAAACCTACCTGACGGCACATGGTTTTTAGGTGCTAAGATAATGAGTGAAGATGCGTGGGCGAAGGTTAAGGACGGCACATTCAGAGGCTTCAGCGTGGAGGGTGAATTCAATATGTCACCGATCAAAATGAGATCAAAGGAGGAAACTATTATTGATGAACTTAAAGAATTATTAAGAGATGCCATCTAATGCGCAACCAATTCCGCAGGGTGCTATCGCAATGCAGCCGATAGAGGACTTCGTTGTATCTCTGACAGCACCAATAAAGCCGGGGACATCTACCTACACAAATACTGCTTTTATATTTGCGCCTTCGGTATTTATTGACGGGCTTTTATTAACTTACGAAGTCAGAACGGATCGGAGGTATGTAAGTTTTGATGCAAGCACGCAAACGATAACGATAAACAACGGAGCACTTAATGAGGGCGAAAGCGTACAAATATTTTATTAACAATTCAAACCAAACAAATGAAAATCTTAGTATTAACGCAATCATTTAGCGGGTGCGGTTATCATAGAATGATGCTGCCTGTGTCCTTAATGCAAAAAGAGAAAGCCCGCATCACAGATGTTTTTCCTGAAGAGTTTGACTACGACATCGTAAACATCAATAGGCTGTGGCCGAAGGATGACATTTTTGAGCTTCGCAAAAAGCATGGGTTTAAATTGGTAGTCGATGTCGATGACTTTTGGATCTTAGACAATCACCACTTAGATTTTGATACCTATAATGAGCACCTCATTGATATAAAAATCATTAAGCATTTAAAGGAAGCGGATCTGGTGACGTGCACTCATGAGCGGTTGGCCGAACGAGTTTATTACCACAACAAAAATGTAGAGATATTGCCGAATGCAATCCCTTACGGGCAAAACCAATTTACAAGTGAGCGTAATGAATCTGATTTGGTGAGGCTTTTTTGGGCGGGCGGCATATCGCATGAGGAGGATTTAAAGATATTAAGACCCGTCATGAAGCGGGTATTAAATAGCGATTTAAAGGATAAGGTGAAGGCGGTGCTTGGCGGGTATTCAGATAGCAATCAAACGGAGCAATATTATTGGAAAAGAATGGCTGCCTACTTTACGGCAGATGCTATGCTTAACAATATGGCTTATCGTGGATTGCCGGTCTTTGAGTATTATAAAATGTACATGGAATCGGACATTAAGCTGATCCCTTTGCGGAAAACAACATTCAACGGGTATAAAAGTAATTTGAAGATACTCGAGGCGGCAGGCAAAGGTATTCCTGTGATCGTGTCAAAAACCGATCCGTACTTAGGCTTCCCGAAAGATGTGGTTTACTATGAGAATTGGGATAAGAATATCCGTGCGCTTGTTGAAGATGCGGATCTTAGGAAAGAAAGAGGTCGTGCGCTATTTGAATATTGCTCAAAAAATTATAACTTTGAAGATATTAATAATAAACGTAGAGAATTATTTTTGGGTTTGTTGTAATAGTTTCAAGTTTGAAGTTTAGTGTTTTGTTCCCCCTGTATTTTGATACGGGGGTTTCTTATTTAAGTGCTTTATTTCCAACCATTTACATTGACAAAATATCCATAAATTCATGTTTAGGTATATACCTACATGAATCCCGTAGAATTATTACAAAAAGTTAAGGCTCTGGTATTTGAAGGTCAAATACCTGCCGAAAAGCCAATGGGCGATATGCCTAAGGCTGAAGACAAAAAGAAAGAATTTGGCGGTTACACTCTGAAGGATGGCACTGAGGTTTACATTGACAAGCTCGAAGTAGGCGGTGTAGTTACCATTGAGCAAGAGACAATGTCACCCGCTCCTACAGGTGAACATGAACTTGCTGATGGCACTATTATCGTAGTTGGTGAGGGTGGTGTGATCTCTGAGATCAAGCCCGCTCCTGCTCCTGAAATGGCACCTGAAGCCGCACCGGTTGAGGCTGCAGTTTTACCCGCTCAAAACTTTGATGAAAAATTTGCAGCTTACGATGCTAAATTCTTTGCAGCTTACGATGCTAAATTCTCAGCTCTTGAAGAAGAAAACACAAACCTGAAAGCAGCGTTTGCAAAAGCTGACGAAGCGATCAAAGGTCTGTTTGATTTGGTTGAAAAACTCGTAAAAGAGCCTACAACTGAGCCGAGCGAACCTGTAAAAAATGGCTTCAAATTCGGAAAACAAATCGATAATAAAGAAGAAAAATTACAATCACTTATTAACCTTTTTAAATAGTAAACAAAAATGGCATACAATGTAACGGGCTTAGCCGCATATACTAAGCAAAACGTAGATCTGCTGGTTAAGAACTCAGTATTCGAAGCCAGAACACAAAAGGAAATCCTCGCACTCGGTAACGTTCGTGTAGGTGTTAAATCAAGCGAAGCAATCGGAAGAATGGATACTGATGTATTCTTTCAAGACGATAGCTCTTGCGGTTTCAACGCCAGCGGCACGACCACTTTTACGCAGAGATCGCTTGTGGTAAAACCTATAAAAGTGAACGAGATCCTTTGCGACAAAGACCTCGAGCCTTATTACACTCAGCAAGCTCTTAAAGCTGGTGGTAAATATGATTCTTTGACTTTCGCTGCTGACTACTCTGATCAAAAAGCTAAGAAGATTGCTGAAGCTCTTGAAGTAGCTTTGTGGACTGCTAATATCACTGGTTCTGCAGGTTCTAACGGACTTTTAAATAAGTTCGATGGTATCAAAACTTTGATCACTGCTGCTGGTGGATCAGTTATAAATGCAAACACTACCGGATTCTACGGTACTCCTGCAACAACTATCAACAGCCCTGCAATTGCTAAGGCTGCTGTTTTAGCTCTGATCAAATCTTTACCCGCTAAAATTCAAGGTAAATCAGATGTTCGTATCTTCTGCGGGTGGGGAACTTTCTCATATTTGATCCAAGCCTATGTTGATCAAAACCTGTTCCATTATGCTCCTGATGCTAAATGGGATGATGATAACGCAGTATTTACCGTACCGGGCACAAATTACAAGGTAATCCCTGTGCATGGTTTGGATTCTGCTGATGCTGACGCTTGTTTATACGCTTTCAGAATGTCAAATATCTTCTTAGGTACTGACTTACTTGATGAAGAAAACAAATTCTGGATTCGTTGGTCTGAAGATGATGAGAACATCAAGGTAACTATTCGTACAAAAATTGGCGTGCAGTTCGCCTTTGTAGACGAAATAAGCAAGTTCGAAGCGTAATCATAAATCATAGGGAGGTGTAAAAGCCTCCCTTAACTTATAAAAATTTTAAATTAATAACCATGCCGTGTGCACTCACTTCCGGATACCAATTAGATTGTAAGGACAACGCGGGCGGGATATTGGAAGTTTACTTCATCGAAAGAGGTGCAGTAACTTCAATATCTGAAGCCAGTGGAGTTGTTACAGGTCTTACTAAAGCTCCCGGTAAAAGATTTTGGAAGTATGAACTTCCTAAAGAAACAGGATCATTGACAGAGAATATGACAGGTAACATTCAGAATGGCACCGTGTTTTATGCTTCTGAACTTAAGATCGTTGTAAATAAATTGAATGTTACAATAAGAAATGAGATCAAACTTTTGGCGCAAGCTACAATGATAGCAGTTGCTAAAGATAACAACGGAAAGTATTGGTTGATCGGCAGAACAAGCGGTATCGATCTTACAACCGGCGTACTCGGTACGGGTACTGCTTTCGGAGATCGTAGCGGGTTCGATATGACATTCTCAGGTAGCGAGCCTGAGCCGATGCTCGAAGTAAATAGCACCGTTGCAAGTGCTCTCGAAACTCCGGGAACATAAGTTTTGTTTGTTTGGTTTTGAATTGTTAGCCCTGCCCTTTTGGGCGGGGTTTTTATTTATCGGTATTTATATTTGTATGCTTAAATTTGTAAAAGGATCTACATCAACATTAATTTGCACCTTAACGGAAAAGCAAACCATTACGGATGCGAATTACTTGTTTGTGTTTACAAGCAGGGCAACGAATGATCAAGTGAAGTTCGTGAAGGTGAATGCCTTTGACGTATCGACAAATAAGGAGAGATGGAACGAGTTTGCTATTGTGGTGAATGATTACTTTGCAGATTATCATGAAAGCTGGTGGAAGTATGAAATATATGAGCAAACGAGCAGCACGAATTTAAACCCTGCAGGATTGGGGTTACTTGAAACGGGGTTGATGTTTTTAGATGACAACACAAATATGAGCTTCACGCAATATTCACAGGACGTTAAATTCACAATGTACGATGCATCCTAATATAAGTTTTATAAAGTTCGCAGATGTAAAGCTGCCTGCAATGGTTGAGCTTCCCGGCAAGGGTTATGTTCAATTCGGTGAAGATAATCTTTATCCTAACTTCTTACTTGAGAAAATCAACAAAAGCAGCAAGCATAATGGCATTGTGCTCGGAAAGGTGAATTACATTATAGGCAATGGCATATCCTATAAAAGCGGGCGTGAAAATATCACACCAAATAAGAACGAAACATTAAATGATTTTCTCAAAAAAGTATCGACAGACATTGAGATTTTTGGTGGTGTATATATTGAGCTGCATTATAATGCACTTGGTCAGGTCGGGGCAATGTATCATGTGCCTTACCAAAAGGTAAGGGCAAATAAAGATCAGACGCAATACTATGTAAAGGATTGGACGCAATCGGTAAGGGTGCAGCCTGAGATCGTGGCGGCGTACAATCCTGCGGTGAAGCAGGGGAAGCAGATTCTTTGCTATAAGGAATACAGACCGGGGTTGGATATTTATTCTTATCCTAACTACATCGGGGCTTTGAACTGGATCGAGATTGATATTGAGTTAAGCAAATACCATTTGAGCACGATTAAGAATGGTATGTTTAGCAGCAAGTTGATAAACTTCAATGAAGGTAAACCTTCACCGGAGGAACAGCAAGTTGTTGAGACTAAATTCAAAAAGAAATTTACAGGCAGCGAAAATGCGGGCGGTATTGTTTTATCATTTAGTGATGATCCTGCGAAGGCTCCGACCGTGCTGGACTTATCCAATACTGATTTGGATAAGCATTTCGAGATATTGAATAAGACCGTAGAGCAGCAAATATTTGTTGGACATCAAGTAACCTCTCCTATTTTATTCGGTATTAAAACAGAAGGGCAATTAGGTGGGCGCGCTGAGATCCGCGACAGCTTCGAAATTTTTAAGACCACCTATGTTAATGACAAGCAACGCGCACTCGAAACATTATTTACTGAGATAAGCAAATTATGGGGTATTGATGACGAAATGGTGATCGCTCCTATTGAGCCGATAGGGTTTGAATTTAGTGAGGCAACGATTAAGGAGTTTGCACCTAAGGCGTGGATACTTGAAAAGATAGGAATTGATTTAACGAAATATCCAGAAGCACAAGCGGCTGTGCAACCCGCATCCGCTCCTGCACAATCTGAAATGCAGGTTAATGAAAATCTGAAAAACTTAACCGGGCGGCAATGGCAGGGCGTTAATCGTATAATCCGCAATTTCGAGAAAGGCAAAATAAATAAGGAGCAGGCTAAATTATTGCTTAAATCTTCGCTTGGTTTATCTGATGACGAAATCAGCATAATGCTTTCTCTGGACAACGAAATGGAATTTTCCGCACAAGATCAGGATGAGTTACTGCTTGCCGAATTCTCCGCGCATGGTGAGAGCAAAGATCAGTTTAATGTGATCGCATCCCGCGCGCGGTTTAATTTTCAAGAGGAGCTTACGCAGGCTGAGGTGAATGTTTTGGACTTAATCAAAAAGGATAAAAGAATAACCCCACAAGTGATTGGGAGGGCTTTAAAGATGCCTATTGAGGAAGTGGTGAGCATTATTGATGGGCTTACAGAAAGCGGCATATTGACAGCCAAAACTACTAAGGTTGGCATTGATGAAATTATTGAAAGAACGCTACCTGAGCCGTTAAGCAAACTGACTGACAAAGAGCCGCGCACCTTAGAGCAAAAGATCATGTATAGTTATGAAGGTCCGCGCGACAATAGGAATAGGGATTTTTGCCGTAGGCTTTTGGATATGGATAAATTTTATTCGCGCTCAGATATTGAAACAATGAGCCAAAGGTTAGGGTATAGCGTATGGGATCGCAGGGGCGGATGGTGGACTAAGCCTAACGGCGTGGCTTCGCCTTCATGTAGACATCGCTGGGTACAAAATTTCGTAGTTCGTAAAAAATAAAGAATGAAAGATATTTTATTTATAAGCCCTGAGAATATATACGAGCGGACGCAAATCCACTCTAACATAGATAGCAAAATGATCGTTCCTGAAATAAAGGTATGTCAGGATATGTACATACTGCCTTTATTGGGATCGGGACTTTATGAGCGTTTGCAGGATGGGATTGATAACAATGATCTGACAGCAGACGAAGTTACACTGCTAAAAAGCTATGTTAGGGATTGCCTTATTTATTATGTGGTGGCGGAGCTTACAGATACTTTGACGCATCAATATTGGAATAAGGGGGTTCTTAAAAAGACGAACGAAGGGAGCGAAAATGTATCAATGAGCGAGCTTATTGACCTAAAAAACAAATTTAAAAGCCGCGCCGAATTTTACGGGCAACGCCTTGCAAAGTATTTAATTGAGGAAAGCAATAATGCGAAGTTCCCCTTGTATATCAATCCGGGGGATCGTGCGGATACTATCGTACCGAAAAGGGATGCTTACTTTCCGGGCGTTTATTTGGGGATGCCTTATGATGAATTTAAGAACTGCGAAGATTGTCAAAAACCATTCAAAAATGTATAGTAAAAAGACTATCAAAAAGTTAAAAGATTATTTTGCAAAGCATGACAAGAAACCAAATAGCGATAAAGCTCAAAAACATAGCGGCGGCACACAGGCAGGTAAGGACGGCAAAGGTGGTAAACCCTGACTACTTTCTGCATAATGAGGTTAAGGATGTGACGTACCCTGCGGTGTTTATGACAATGGGCAACAGCCAAACGGAGGGTAAGATAAAGACGCACACGATTCAGGTGACGGTTGCCGATATTGTTTTGCATACGACTGAGATGGAGGTGCAGAGCGATATGGAACAGGTGGCAAATGATTTGGTCGGTCAGATAGGATGGGATAAGCAGCCGTGGCGTTTTACGCGCAGCACTACCTTCGAGTTTTTCGAAGATCGTTTTGAGGACATTGTGGCGGGGGTTACTTTCAGCATCGATCTTGAAGTGCCGTTTCTTTATGATGTGTGCGACCTTCCGAGTGACTATGAGCTGCCCGATCATGAAATAACAATAAATGAAAGTAGAATGACAAAAGTAATAGATTTTATTGTCGGCTCAGGGCAGCCTATGGAGCAGGATGATACGACATATCAAAATAATGCCTTGACCGTGCCGCCTTTGGTATTTATTGACGGGCTGATTTTGACTTATCAAGTGCGATCAGATAGGCGTTATATTTCACACAATGCATCAACAAAAACAATCACAATTAATAACGGAGGGGTTAATGAAGGCGAAAATGTACAGATTTATATTTAGTATTTTATTGGTATGCTTTGCTGCAATAGGTAAGGCGCAAACTATTGATGGGAAACTTTACACTCCTTTCAATAATTATTATCAATGGATCGGTGGCAAATTCAATAGTAATTTGAATATCCCTAAGATTACGGCAACTACAGGGCGCGACACAGGAGGCATACGTTATAGCCTTGCAGATAGCTCTATGTATGTTTGGACTGGTAGCCAATGGAGGCAGGTTGGTGGTGCAACACCAACGCTTCAGCAAGTTACAACTGCAGGAAAAACTACATCTGATAGCATAATATTTTCAGGTGGATTAGGTGAATATTCAAAATTGGGTTACACTTCAGGCGGCCCCACTGGGGGTCGCATTGGCTTTATAAATTTAAGCAGTAATTTCGCATCAACATATACAAAGATAAACGCTCAAAATATTGAGCATAGAGTTTGGTCGGGCGTTCGCACAAATACCTTCCCGGATACGAGTGGCAACTTAGCCGTAGGGGTTAGGGTAAATGGGACAACCACACTATCATCTCAAAATGGTGTTGTTGATATTGGCAATACAGACACGGCAACCGTTGTAAAAGCCTATGTCACCAATGCGGAAGCGGTTACAATAACAAAGGGGCAAGTGGTTTATATCTTTGGCGCGCAGGGTGACAGGGCGGCGGTTAAATTAGCAAAAAATACAAGCGATACATTTAGCAGTAAAACTTTGGGTATTGTGAGGGCGGACATTGCAGCAGGGCAGGCGGGATGGGTTACAACGCAAGGGCAGGTGAGCGGTATCAATTTGGGTGCATATACGGCAGGTGATATTCTTTGGCTCGATAGCGTGGCGGGAGGGTTCACAAAGACTAAGCCTGTTGCACCTTACCATTCAGTTTTTGTGGGTGTAGTTGAGAGGGCAAATGCTGGAAATGGTTTAATATATGTTAAGCCACAGAATGGTGTTGAAATGAATGAGATACACGATGTGAAGTTTACAAGCCTTGCAAACAATCAAGTGCTTGCCTATACATCTGCAACACAACTTTGGGAGAATAAAAGCGTAACAACTGCTTTAGGATATACTCCTTTGAATGTAACGGATACGGCGGCAATGCTTAGCCCTTACCTTCGCTCAATAAATGCAGGTGTTAGATGGCAGGAGGTGGATAGTTCACTTGCATCTAATTGGGCGGTAAATGGATTTCATGAGCAAGATGAGCCATTGTATAGAACAAGTGCAGCAGCAAATCCAGGATCATTTTATGGAAGTAGTTACGGTGGCATAGGTACATGGAATGGAGCAGTAGAAAATGATATTAATTATATTGTAGGATCTACAGTTGCTTCAGCTACTGGATCAGCAACGACATATCATGGATCAGGTGGTTCTTTATCTGCATTATATATACCTTCATCAAATTGGTTTATATATAGTACAAGAATTAGAATTCCAACATTAAATGATGGAACGCAAAAATTTTATGTTAATATAGGCGTAAATACAACCGTGCCTGCTGCTACACCTCCCGAGGGTGTTGGTTTTCTTTATGATTTAGACGGAACAACAACCGGAAGCTCTGCATCTGCTAATTGGCAAACTTATAGTATAAATGGACTGAATAGAACATTTAATCAAAACCACACAGGTGTAGCGGTTTCAGCAAATACATGGATTAAATTAAAAATTTTATTTAATAGCTCAACGGCATATTATTATGTAGATGATGTTTTAATAGCTACGCATACAACTAATATGCCAGCTGGAGATATTATTGCGCCTTGTAGTGGTATAATAAAAACAGCAGGAACTACTGCGCGAACTTATCATATTGATTACAATACAATAGATATTAAATATTCAACCCCACGATAATGACAATAACAAAGTATAAGATTAGTAAAGACGGAACTACAATAGACTTTGCAACCTTTATGGATGCAAGCAACTTTATTTTGGCTAATCCTGAATGGCAAGGCACTCCGATAATAGAGTACGAAGAAGATATTTTACCAGCTCCTGTGCCGGTGCCTTATGAGGTTTTGACGTGGAGATTGCGTGCGATCCTCGCATTAAATAATTTGGAGCAGGATGTAAATAATGCGCTCGATCAACTTCCTGAGCCTAATAAGACTATTG